GTAAAGACCGAAGTACTTGGATTCATAGGTTCGAACGCCTGAACCGATCTTCACGAATCGGCCCTTGGCTTGCTTCTGCAGCTGCTCCCACTTGTACTGATTGGGACGCCCAACCGCCTGCAGCTTGAGGAAGTAAACGATATCCTCGATCCGGCTGCGGATGATCTTATGCACATCATCGCGGTCCTGACCCATGATGACGATTTCAAGCCCGCGGTGGCGATGCTCGGTCCAAAACTTCTGCTGGTTAAGCGGGAGCTTGTAGTTGCCGCTTGGGAAGTAATCCTGAATCTCGTCCCAGACGATCATCGCGTTATCAGGCGTGCGATCGGCGAACTCGTTCTTCACGCGCTCAATGTCGGCGGCCTCCCCGTCCTGCTCGGCCGGCTCGATGTACAGCAGCAGCATGCGAACATACTCAACGGGCTCGTCTAGAAGCTCAGCGAACTTGTCCCAGTTGACGCCGCGAATATTGGTAATGACCTGCCGTCCGGACTTGAGAGCGGGCAGGATGTGATAGACGCACGCCTCATAGGACTTGCCAGCACCCGGCAGGCCTTCATGAAAGTGAATAGCCATTACCAGCGCCCCAGGGTGATGGCCTTGCGAGCAAGGCGAAAGAGCACGGCAGCAAGCAGGATGCTGAAGGCCTGACTGATACCGGACTGACTCAGGAAAAACCCGATGAACTCCATCGTCGGGCCGAGGTGATCGCTGATAGGTGTAGCCATGAACGCCGGTGGCTGGATAGTTCCAAGAACCTCTAAGACACCATCTAGGAACTTTTTAAGCAACTGTATCGGAAGATCTGAAAGATACTCAGTGAAGTCGTCCCAGAGGCCTTTCCAGAATTCAAGTGTGAAAATCTCCATTGCTCACCTCACATGAAAGCAATACGGAATGCGAGAAAAGAAGCAGCCGCGATGATGACCGCCGCGATTGCAGACCAAGGAATATCACCAGTGCAGAACTGATCAAAATCGAAGTCAAAAACCCAAGTTGAGACACTCCAGCTTGGGCATGATCCAGAAGCATTAAAAGTGAGGAACTTGGTTGTTTGAACACTAACCGGCAGTAGTTGAACCTTCTGCGAAAACTGAGTCAGGACACTGCCAAAGGTATCTTCGCCGGGAGTAAACCAGTCTTGCGCTCCAACTTCTGAACCACCGGGCATAGCACCGCCGCAATTGCCACCAACACAATCACCGAAGCCATCGCCGTCTGCGTCAGGGTTGCCACTCTTATTCGGGCATTGAGGACCTGAGCAGGTAGAGCTAGAGCCGGTGGTTTGGCCATTGGCGTTCTTCGTCGTGGTGGTCGTAACAGTTGTGGTTGTGGTTGTGCAGTTCTTTATGCCCTTACAGGTTGTCGTAGTGGCAGTGTCTTTTTTCGTCGTGGTAGTCGTGCCGTCTGGATTGGTCGTGGTAGTCGCCTCAGTACGGATGTCGATCCCATTCTTATCCGGCGCCTTGGGCACACATGTTTCAACCCCGTTGACAGTACCGCAGGACTGGCCGGTGTTTTCCTCGCTCTTTTTCGACTCGCAAACCTGTTTATCACCATCCGCCGTATAAACGCACGGCTTGTCCTCTTTTACAGTTTCGGGATCGACATTCTGGTTGGCATCTTCATCAATCTGAGTGCCCGTACCAGTGGAGGAGCATTGCTGACCGGTAAAACCTGAAAGACCACGGCAGATATAAGGGCCGCTAGTAAACGTTTTGCAGCGCATATCAGTCAGCTCTACAGCACAACCATCCTTACAGCCCTGGCGCTGAGGTATTCCGTAACCGTTACTGGAAATATTCATAAAGTCGTCAGGCGCCGTACCTGCTTTTGAGAATCCAGTCTCAAGACCTGCTTTTTCAGCACACGGATTATCTGGTACTACGCACTTACCTATTAGTTCATCGTAAACAGTACCGGACGGACAAGTATCACCATATCTATTGGCGCGCCGTGGTGTGCCGCCAATGATATAAAGCTCAGTTTCAGTGCCGGTAGAAATTGTGGTGCGAATGACATAACACCAATACTGAGTTGGAGAACTCGACTTCTCTACACGTGAGTGTCGATAACGATAAGTGGAAGTATTGGCAGGAAGGTTACTACTACAGGCAGTTTCGGCGTCCGAATATTGAGTGGTTACACTTCCATATAGCCAATAGTAATCGGCTGAATACGCATGCGCAGGAAAGAAAGCTAGCGCGAAGAAAAGCCAGAAATAATTGCCCAAGCGCATAACGCCCCCCAAAAGAACAGTCCGAATTGAATTAGCATTGTTTGTCCCCTGAAACGAAGAAGGCCCCCGAAGGGGCCTCCGGCGAGGCGTCAGCGTGGTTCTTAGCGGAACCAGCCGATGACCTTGTTGAAGCCCCATTTAGCGACGCCGGGCAGAACCTTGATTGCAGCAATGGCAGCAATAGCAGCCACGATAGTGGAAGCGTCAACAGCACCTACGATTGCGGAAAAGTCCATGTTTGTTACTCCTCGTTGATTACAGTGTCATCGGTGCGTGAGTTGATGTAACTCACTACAACACCGAACGCCCAGGCGGAAAGCCAGAGCATTAGCGGCAGAGTCAGCCCAGCAGCGAAAGCGGTCTGGACAGTCTCTGGTTCCGGTACTGCGAAGAGCGCCGCCAGCGTTGGCGTACTGGCGAACTCTTGCGCGGTCATAAGTGCGTAGCCCGAGCAGGCGTCGGAATACTCACCAACGGCGGTGAGGGTCGAGCCGACCAGTTCTACGCAGAGCGCCATGGTCAGCCGGCAACCTTGGCAGGCGCGACAGCAGCGGGCGCCGGGTTGGCAATGCGGCGGGCTTGGCGCGGGTCCACCTCAAAGTGGATACGGTCATCCTTGATCGAGCAGGAAACGTCACATTCGTAATGACCGACCGGCAGCACTTCCTGCTGTGAGGCGGCGTAGTAGCTGAACTTCTGCGGGTACGGGACACCCGGCAGGTGCGCGTAGGCTTCGGCCATCCAATAGGGCTTGCCAGACTTGGCAGCGGTACCGGTACGGAAGTTGCCGGTGGTTTCGATCTTGATAGTCATAGCCATGGGTATTGCCTCTTAAAAGCCGAACAGGTCGGCAACGCAGGGAGTGCCACGCTCTTGGCGTTCCAAGAACCATTGGCGTTCGGGCTTGATGCCCTCGGACTGGCGAGCTTCGAGCGCTGCCAGGGTTTCGTTTACTTGCTGTTGCAGAACCGGGTTCACGAATGGCCGGGCCTGCTGTTGCTCTTGAAGGCGGCGACGCTGGCCGCTGGTGAGCTGGGTGCCTTGGAAACTGACGGTGCGGAGGGTCATGCCCTCCCCTGGCTTGCTTTCGGTCATCTGGATCATGGGCGGAACTCCAAACGCACGAGGTAGAGCGCGATGGCGCCACCGGCGAGGGTTGCGAGCAGGGAGACGGTTGCGGCGATCATTGAGAAAACTCAACGCGGTAAAACCAAAAAGGATCAGGAAAGCCACTAAGCTCATGGTCAGCGCAGTAGTTGAAACCACTAGTGGCGTGTTCCTGGGCATCGTGGAGTTCGTGAGCAGGAACGTCGTAGTCGACGTCGCAAGCACAAACGGCGCACTGGGATTTAACGATCATGCGGCCACCTGCAGATGGTTCGGGCGCTGATACCAGCTGGGGATTGCCAGCACCGTGGACTTGGTGATTTCACGAGCCTGACGGACGAAGACCGGCGCGAAGCGCGAGGTATCGCAGGCGTTGCGGATGTTGATGCCGATGCGGTTGAGGCGAGCGGCGTGTTCCTGGACGGCGGACTTGTTGAAGTCGAACTGCTGACCGTGCATCCACTGAATCGCATACATGGCGGTGGTGTTAGCTGCACGGGTGGTTTTGCAGATAGGTTTGCCCTTGGCATCTTTCTCAAGCATCAGCTGCTGGGAAATGGAAACAATGTCCATTGCGGTCACCTTCAGTCGCTCATCAATTCTCAAAAACTCATCGTGGAGTTCGGCAAAACGCCGTTCGTCAAACAGGCCCCAATAGGCCAGGCATTCACGCTGCAAAAATTCGTTCTTAAGCTCCTGCTCCATCCGCACAACGCCATGAAGGGCGCAGTAGTCGCGGACGCGCTGCACATACAGGAACTCGGGGGATTGATCGCCATAGAGGCGCTTGATTTTCGGGAGAAGGTTCTCGTCCAGCTCGAAAGCCTTGTCATAGGCCTTGCGATACTGGAGCCGCCCGCCTTTGCCATTGCCCTTCGGGGTCCACGCAACGGTGCGGCCGTTGGGATACAGGAAACCGATGCTGTGCCCGATGCGCTGGGAGGAAACGCCGCGCAGGTAGGCCAACACGTTGCCCTCTCCTACCGATACGTTAGTGGTGAGGTCGATGCGCTCAATCTTGGCACCGTCTGCCACGCGATCGCCGGTCTTTGCACCTGATGCGCCGTCCCGCAGATCAACGCGAGTGCAGCGGGTAAAGCCCGGCAGGCCGTACTCGGCCAGAAGCTGGTTGTAGACCGAAACGCACTGCTCGATGGTCGAGAAGCCGAACAGGTTGTCCAGGCGACCTACCCGGCTTGGGTTGCCTTCAACACGGACTTTCCGCCCCTGCACATGGATCGTGACCGAAGTGGAATAGCTGGCCTCATGCTTAAAGCGAGGCTGGCGGGTGGAGAGCACTTCATTGGTATTCGTATCAATCGTGATGGTCATCACATCGCACACAACCGGAAGGTCGTGCTGATGCTCTTGAGACACCGTAAGCCAATCGATAAACATCCCTGCTCCCCTTGTTGCATGCATGCATGCAAATCACATTGAGGCGGAATGTATACGGATGAACTTGCATGCGTCAACACAAATCACATGCATGCACGTATGCTGATTGACGGGTGTCAATATGGACCAATTGAAAATGCCAGCAACGATTCGCCTAACTACCGCCGAACAAGAGGCGATCCGGCAAAAATGCATAGAAATCAACAAGTTACTCGTAAAGCGCGGCATGCCGCCGATGCGGGACAGCGAGCTTGTGCACAAAATCCTTGATAGATCAGTGCCTTACGTGCAGATCAATGCATCTGGCGATGTGGTGATAGAGACCGAGTGACCCCGGGAATCCGGGGTAAAGTGGGGGTGTAACAACACCCCCACCGCCAACCAGCTGAAAAGCGCGGCGGAACCTGCGCAACTTCGTGACCTAACCAGCAGCGGTGCTGATGATCCTGGGAGACTGCCAGGCAGGCGCTCGGAGTGGCCTAGTTTGGGCAAATCAGGGCGCGGGTTGAGTTTGTAGCGGGACAGTAGAGCGAGGATCGCGAAGAGCCCCTGACGAGCCGTTGAGGCCGTCGGGGGCTTTTTCGTTGTCTTGGGTTGAGGCCGCTGCGCGGGTGTCGTCGCGGTGAGAGTGGCGCAATCAGTCTAGTGCGTGCAGGCGACTAATCGCCGCGAGCGGCGAGGTCGAGGATGAATTAAGGTAACGTTGCTTTATCTATCAGACGTGCGAGCGCGATAGCAACATACAATTGTCTTATTTGTGGTAACGTTACTATAATTACTCCATAAACAACGAACGGAGTAAGACGCATGAGAGATCCCGACGAAATCTACAACATGCAAGAAGATGAGCTGAACGACGCGCGTGCAAGTGCGCTTCTGGACGCAATCGAATCCTGCTTGACCCTGGCGGAATGGAACGAACTTTCACAGCGTGCATATTGGATGCTGGCAGCATTCTGGAACGGCAACCAGGTGAGCTATGCAAACTGGGCAGGACTCATCAACGATGCAATAGATGAATCTATGGAGCGCATAGCATGATCGACCAAGCAGACAAGCAAACAAAAACCCTCCCCCTGGACGAGCAGCCAGCCAAGCGCAAGCGCGGGCGACCTGCTACCGGCAAGGCGATGACGCCAGCCGAGAAGCAACGCGCCTATCGTGAGCGGGTGAAATCAAAACAAGGCGGAAGCATGTCTGGCAGATGGATTCATATGTTTTGGGCGGACATTGTTCGCCTTCGTGTCGAGCAGGAATCATTGAATCGGATGGCTTACTACGGCCGGTGCAGCGGCGCTATCTATGCGCTTCACCAGGCTGAGGCGATTTCATACGAGCTTTATGAGCGTCTGGATAATTTGATTCATTCCGCAATGCTTCATTCGGGAAATCCGTTTGTTGATAGTAAAAATGCAGGCCCGGTTATTCCGCGCTATATCGCGATACAGCGTGACTGTGAGGACGCCTAACCTAAAGCTGCAAAATAGCGCGGCAAGCGTCCTGCAGGGCAGTTAGACGGGCGTCCAGAGCGGCGCCCTCGTCGTCTAGCTGAGCAACACGGCGGCGAAGCTCCCGGAGCTCAGCGAACAACCTAGGGTAATCATTCAGAACGTGGAGTACGGCTTCCAGGTCGCTAGGACCTCGACCAGCCGCGTAGAGACGTGCCTGTTTAACCAGGTGAAGCGGGATTTCGAGTGGAACGGGAGCGCAGCGCATAACCAACGTTACATTAAATCGCGCCGGGACCGCCAACCATCATCCCGACACGATTAAACGTAACGTTCCCGATTATGCGAAGCGCCCCATCTGAATGGATCACCACAGGTGACCGGGTTTGCCGGTTCCGACGACGACGAGTTCGGATTGCCGGGAAGCTGCCTGTCCGGTTCCCCGCGGCACGCCGCTTGGGGAACCTGACAGGCTATTGACCGTGCGTTCGTTGACTCGGCCCTTGAGGTCGAGCGGCCATGTCCGGGCAACATGGGAAACGCCCTGTTTTTCGAGCAGCAGCCCGTAACCGGTTCGTGTGACGGTCCAGCCCATGGCCTCGATCTCACGAACGTACATGCGTTCCTTGACGTTGTAGGAGCTGTCGAGCAATTCGATCTGGCCCATGAGCCGCTTGCCTTCCTTCTGGCTGTCGATAATGCCGGTAGCCCTGACGGTGTACTTCTGCGCGAGGTTGTCCAAATAGTCGATGGCGTGCACCTCCTCGCCCTGGTCGGTAATTGGCGCTGACTGGGCAACATGCAGCGTTGGCGGGTCCGGGTTGACGAGACCAGCCGGAGGCTGTTCGTAGACAACAGGTGCAGCCTTAGCGACGGTGACCTTGGTAGCCGGCTCAGAGTTGACAGGACCGCTGCCGCCGAAGAAACCGATGAGGTGAAACACGGCATAGCCGGCAAGAACGAAGGCAGCAGGAACGCCCATAGCAAGCGCTCTGGAGTTCTTGAGGACGTTCGTGCGCCCTGTCTGGTAAACGCCGGTCCCTACCCCTTCACGGCGGACAGACGAGTAAAGACCGAAGTACTTGGATTCATAGGTTCGAACGCCTGAACCGATCTTCACGAATCGGCCCTTGGCTTGCTTCTGCAGCTGCTCCCACTTGTACTGATTGGGACGCCCAACCGCCTGCAGCTTGAGGAAGTAAACGATATCCTCGATCCGGCTGCGGATGATCTTATGCACATCATCGCGGTCCTGACCCATGATGACGATTTCAAGCCCGCGGTGGCGATGCTCGGTCCAAAACTTCTGCTGGTTAAGCGGGAG